CCTGCCGCGACCAGGCATAGACGGCCGAGGTCTCGAAGCCCGTGTCGATCGCAAGCCGCGCCAGCGTCATGTGCTGGCCGCTGGCATGCGCCCATGTGCGGCCGAGCAGATCGGTGAGCCGTTGCCAGCAGGCCGGATCGCCGGGCCCGCCCTCGAGGACCAGATGATCGATCAGCCAACTTGTCAAACCCCGGCCCCAGGCCCAGACGTCGACCTCGATCCGGTCCTTCTGCACGTCGGCACCGGCGGTCAGGAACAGACCACCAGCGGGCACGATGCCCGCAGGCCATGTTTCGCGCCGTTCCGCCAGGCGC